CAAATTCCTTCATAATACTGTGATAATTTTACTAGATCTATCGCAAACCCATCTTCTGACTTCTTGCGATTTAAAACGACGATGTAAATATTCTACTGCCTCTCTTGGTTTAGCACCATCACCACAGCAAAAAATGTCACACTTTGCAATGTTCTTTTCTGGCCATGTGTGAATGCTGATGTGACTATCTTCTAATAAAATATATCCAGTTACACCTTGAGGTTCAAACTTGTGAGTTTCTACCTTAAGGTATTTTGATTTTGCTATTACTGATGCATTAATAAGACTGTCCTGTATAAACTCCTCTTCATTGAGGAGATCAAAAGGACAGTCGTACAAATCAAATAGAATATGTTTCATTAATTCTCTGCGTATGTAGAATCTGGTTCTAACGCAATATAGTAATCTAAATTATAGTTGCTATTAGTAAACTTAGCAAGCAATTGTTTTGATATTTCTACATCATAAGAACCTGGTATAAGTTTGATGTTTTCTATCTTGAAATTAAATTCAAATGCTCTATCTGTTTCTCCTACATCTAGTGAGAATTCGTTAGAGTTATCATTCTTACGATCAGATACTAGCATAGTAATATTTCTACCATTACCTGTTACTGATAAATCTGGTAACTGATATACAGCAGATGCCTTAAGTAGTTTTGATAACTGGTCACTATCAATTTTGAAAGAGACATCATTTGATGGAAGAGTTATTGGTTTTTCTGGTGGGGCAACAATAACTTCTGGATCTGCAAATGCAAATTTAACTTTGGTAGATCTACCTTCTCTTATAATCATGTATGTCTCATTCTTTAAATCCAAGTCTGGATCTTTCATAAGACCTACACCATTTAAGAACTGTGGTAAATCGTATATACCAAAATCTCTCTCAAAGTTTTCATCAACATCTGCTTCTGCTAGAATGTTTTTCATCACACTAATAGTGCGAAGTTTAGAACCTTTTTTTACTAAGATTGATTGGTTGATTGAAGAAAAATTTTCTAGCAGATCAATTGTTTTTTCAGATAGTTTCATATCCATCGTGAGTATGTTTCCTGTCGAAATGTTGAAAGTGGTATAATAATACAGCATAGTGTATTATTTTGCGAATGTCAAGCTCAGGTGTGCCTTTCTTGTCATATCTAGAAGCATATTTTAAAATATTACTTCTACAAAATGCAGAGGCATCACCTACAGAATCAATAAGATCTAGAGTTTGTATTTTATTGGAGTAATGCTTTGCATATGTTTCTCCAATATATTTTTTAACATCGTCTAGTATCTTATCTTCATTGTACTTGAATTGGGTTTGTGGTGGAAATACTTCGTCCATAGTTCCCTCAAGGTGATGATAAAGTAGACTCCATGAATTTGTCATGAATGCCAAGGACCGTGTGGTGCAACATAAGAATCGCTTTGATTAGGGTATGCTGCAACCTCTGGGTCTGGATCTAACCACTTGACATACTCTGGATCTTCCATAGCACAGTCTAGTTGTATAGAACTGTCAAGATAATACATGTCTCTATAGACACGAGTTACCTCGTTGAATTTTTGTATACGGTAATCTGGTTCACCATTAATTTCTAGTAAACCTTTCTGTACAAAACGGTAAGGAAACCTTTCTAAGATAACATCCATTTTATGCGTAGTCCTCATAAGTTTTGAATTCGTTGTATGCAGATTTGAAATCATCTTGATTCTCTACAGAAGCAACCATAGCAGGTTGATGCATAGTACCACGAAATACTAGGACACCTACAGGACCTTGCTCATCTTCCATAGAGAGATAGTCGATAGTGGGGGATAGTTGAACACCTTTCATAATAATTGTTTTGTTGATATTACTATTATACATCCGATATGATACCTTCGGCAAGTGCCTATGGACACTTTGTTAACTGGCACACTAAGCATCAGCAGAGTTCTTAGTAGAGTAAGAGAACCCACCTTTCTTTGTAAATTCTATTACTGTACTAAACTTATCTAACATGTCTGTCTTATGAGATATTACAAATACATTAGCATCTTTTACAACATACTTTATTATCTTAATAAACTCATCAGTTCCAAAACCATCTAGTGATGAGTCAAATACTTCGTCTAATATTAATAAGTTTGTGTTTGCAGAGTTTTTATATCTTGCGACTTCCCTCCAAGTAAACAGAAGTGCTAGGTCGATACGCATCTTTTCACCTTCCGAGAAAGATGAGTAGGAGAACTTATCGTGTATTGGATTTTGAATCGTTTCGTTAAACTCTTCGTCTAGACGGAAATTTATATAAAAATCCATCATCTGTAAATAACGATTCACTTGTTCGTTAATAAGAGGAAGATATTTTTTTATGATCTTTGCTTTTACTCCTCCATCTTGCAATAGAGAGTAAGCAAAGTTGTTATAATTTATCTGCTCTTTTTCGTTGCCAAGTGTGTCGAATACTGATTCCAGTTCTCCCTTAAACTTCCCTAATTCCTCATGTTCAGTATTTCGGTTTTGTAACTTGTCGGTAACAGTTTGAATTTCCTGTTGTAGATCTTTTGTTTGTTGTTGAAGTGCCGAAATACGAGTATTGTTTTGAGAAATGTCATAGGTTAAGTTAGCGATCTCCTTTGTGAGAGTGGTGAAGTGACGCTCTCTTATGCTTTCCTGTGTTATTGACTCCTCCAGTTTTGCGTAACCTTCTGTGAGTTCCTTTGCCTTAGATTGAGCGTCTTTAATTCTATTTAATCGAAATGATTCTTCTATATTTTGTGCACATGTAGGACAGGATTTGTGCTCGTTGAAGAATTTTTCTTCTTTTGTAATTCTTGATACCTTATTACTTATCTTCTGTTTTAAAGAACCTAGTTGTTGCAGTTTGTTTGAGGCATCTGATACTGTTTCCAATTGTGTTTGAACACTAACTATATCATTGTTATATTGCTCATTTTTTCTTAACAATTGGTCGATATCTAACGCAATAGTATTAATTTTTGTTTCCTTCTCCTGTACGGTTTCCTTACCTCTTTTGTCTAGTTCTCCTATGAACTCTTCTTGCATCTGTATCTTATCATTTAGATTCTCTTTTTTTAATTCTAATGTCCTTACAGAATCTTTAACTACTCTAATTCTATCTCTTACAATATTATTCATTGCAGAAAATATTTTTATATCTAACAAGTCCTCTATGACTTCTCTACGATTAGGACCGTTGAGTTGCATGAATGGTATAAAGTTACTACTACCTAGAATGACTATCTGTGTAAATGATTTAAAATTTAATTTTAGTATCTGTTCTTCCAGAACCTTTTGATTGACTCTATCATCTGCTTCTTTGTTACGCATATTACCATCTATCTCAATATCAAAAATGTTCGGTTTGATACCACGACGAACAAGATATTGTTTTGATCCTATCTCAAATTCTATTTCTGTCAGAGTTCCTTTCTCGTTAGTTGTATTGACCAACTGAGATTTTGTAATTTTTCTGTAGGGTTTATTGAACAACACAAAACAGATAGCATCTAGCACAGTTGATTTACCTGCACCATTTGCTCCTACAATCAATGTGGTTCCATCAGCATCTAGTACTACTTCTGTCCATTGATCACCTGTGGACAAGAAGTTTTTCCACTTAATTTTTTTGAACCGAATCATCCTTTTTTGGAGGTATCACGAAATCGTTTTTAGATATCACACTATACTTATAATTATACACCTCACACGCTTTTATTGCAACCTCTTCATCAATTTCTACAACATCCATGTCCTTATCTTGATCCTCTTCCAACATGTCTGCATATCTGATTGCATCATCTTCCTGTTCAAAGATATACAATACCTTATCACCTGCACCATCTTGTACTGCGTAAGCACCCTCACGCTTACCTTCCTCAGTCAACAACCACATCAGTCCACCTCACATGCCTGTGCGTATAGTCCTCCAATAAGTTCCTTGACTCTATCTTTATCAAGATCTACCTCCGACTCCTCTATAAATCTATTTAACAAAGTAATGGTGTTCTCTTCATTCTCTGCATCAAAATCTTCTCCATGCACATATCCATGATTCCAGTCTACACTTTCTATAACTTTTAAATCTTCTACATTAACAGAGTTTAATTTGTCTAAGAACTTTTCAAACTCTTTTGGTTTGCTTCTTTTCTCAACTATAACTTTTACAATTTTACCTGCGTATGGAGTAGCATCAAACAATTGATGTGGTGTGTCTCTGTATATTATCTTGTAAAACATCCTGTGAGGGTTGTTTACAGGAGTTGCCTCAAATGTATCAGTGTCCCATAAATGGAAACCACGAGTGTCCTCACAGTCGTTCCAGAACATTTCATAAGGATTGCCTAGGTAGTAGACAGTTCCATCTGTAGATCTTGTATGATAGTGTCCTGTATATACTCTTTCAAATTTATTAAAAATTTCTGAGTCTCCACTAGCACCATGATTTTGTGTAAACCCTTTATATACTGCATAACCATTTAGTTCTAAGTGACCAAATACAACCTTAGACTTTGTAGATTTTATTTTTCTTTCTATCTTAGGTCTATTCTCTTCATTCATCCAACCTATGAAAAGACATTTTGTGTCGCCAATCGTATACTCTGCGTAATCAGGGATAGTGATGATATTAGAATACTCTCGTAATAAAAGCTCGATAGAATTAACTGAGTTATTGTTTTTGTAGTAGGCAGTATGATTACCCACAATAGAATACACAGTGATTCCCATATCACGCAAGCGATCGAAGTAATTCTTCTTTGACCATTCCAAAGACCAGAGATCAATTGTTCTGCGATTGTCGAAAGTATCGCCCATGTCGATAACTGTTTTGATACCCTCTTTTTCGAGCGTCGGGAAGAATACATCGTCGTAAAACTTTTGAAAGTAATCGTGAAATATTCGGTTGCCTTTTCGCATACCGAAATGTTGATCAGTAATAATGGCAACCTTCATGGTTTCTTATAATCTGGATGATGGGTACTATTAATTGATGGTTGCCAAGGTTTCTTAGATCTATTGTTTATGACAATAAATCTGTCAGCAGCAAATGT